GATGCCATGAAGAAACTAGATTGGTATGCGTTTGGTAAAACACCATTGGAAACGGCTAAAAGGGTTGCCCAGGTATTGTCTGCGGCAAAAACAGCTCTCTTCACAGATTTGAGTAAGTTTGATGGACATGTCGGCAAAGCGATGCGATCGTTTGAAGAAATAATGATGCGCACCTTGTTTGATGAAGAAGATCAGACTGAATTAGTCAAACTCATGAAGACCCAACAACAGTTGAAGGGGCGGACAATGAATGGAATATCTTATGAAAATGAGTATGGCCGTTTGTCCGGCTCGCCAGAGACGTCAGTGTTTAATTCATTGCAAAATGCGTTTATGGCTTATGCCACCTACAGAGAGATGGGCCAGACCCCCGAGGAAGCTTGGGCAAGTCTTGGAATCTATGGAGGTGATGATGGAGTTAGTGGTGATGCGTCGAAGACAGTATGCGAGAAAGTTGCAACTGGATTAGGGCATGCCATGGAAGCTCAAGTGCTACAACGCGGGGAACCCGGTGTGAATTTTCTTGCACGAATCTATAGTCCAAATGTGTGGACAGGCGGCTTAGATTCTTGCACGGATATCCGACGTGCCCTTGCCAAGTTGCATACGTCAACCAATCTTACAGTCCCGGCCGAGACCAAACTGTTTGAAAAGTGTTTTGCTCTATCACTATCAGATCTTAACACACCCATTTTGGGCCAGATTTCTCGCCGCGCTCTCGAATTGCGCGGAAATCTGGTCTTCACAAATCTTTTGCAGAGATGGATGCCAGATTGGCAGAAAGTTGATGAACAATACCCTAATGCAAATGATATGAACTGGATGAATGACCTCCTAACCGTGCAAGGGTTGGATGGCTTTCGTCTCATCGATTTTCAGACGTGGTTAACAAGAACCACTTCGCTCACGGACTTGCTTCATTCACCGGAGTTTATCGAGAGACCACCAATTGTTGTTCCACCCACGAAAACAGTTGAAATTAACGGTGAGCTGCATCAACCAGCTAACGTTAAACCAGTTACACAGCCCGCGGCAGCAAGCGCGGAAGGAGACATGGAAGCGGCAATCGCGAATTACAAGAAAAAGGGTGGACGCACCCAACATAATTTCCCCAAGATTCACGTCGATCAAAGCCAAACTAGTGCAACAGCAGCACCTACCACTACGCTATCTCCAGAAGATGGCCCAGTCTCAAACAAATCCTCGACCAGTAGCTCCCAACCAGGAGTTCTGGAACACGATGCTCGAACAAGAAGCAAGATGTCTGATAAACCGGACAAAGCGACTCGCCCTCATACGCGCCGAAGCCGTCCTACGGGACAGCGAAAGCGATCGCCCCAATAAAATGTCACATCAACAAATTGTAGATTTACTTAGTGTAGAAATGTTGAAGTGTACTGGATATTGTGGCGAGTGTGATTGGCGGGATAAATATAGTGATATGTTCAGAGATAGTTTAGAGGATTCCGAAAAACTCGATACAGTGCCAGAAGCAACTGCACCCCCGGATTTGACTCGTTATGGAATTGAGCCAAACCCGGGCCCTGCCAAAATGGCACCCAAGAGTAAAACGAAGAAAGCAACCAAACCAAAAGCTACCAACAAGCTTAATATCATGCACAATGTGAAACCTGGCTCCAAAGCCATCCGCGGAAGAGGCGGGTTCTTTGAAGATGCAGGCTCCTGGTTAGGAAAGAAGGCTGGCTCATGGCTAGCTAAAATAACCGGAGTAGGTGATTACAAAGTGACATCGAATAC